CAAACTAGTTTGCCAGTTTACATAAATAGTTCAGCAAATAATACGCCCAATATAAATATGTACATATATTTTGCTAAAATCATTTGGCTTTCATACGCTTTATTTTTTGGTATTAAACCTAAGTGTTTTAATTCTTTATTTATTTTCATCCTTATTACTATTTCCTATGTTGTATTTTGGACATAGTTGCCATTCTGATTTTTCTTTGAATGGAATCACTTTAATTTGTCTAAGTGGTGCAATGTCCTTTGCTTCTTCAGGATTTACTAGTGTAATGAGTCCCCAATCGGCCAACAAGGTAGCAATAGTATTTCTACGTTGAATGTCATTTAAGAGTAAGTTAGATGGCTTACCATCTAATAAGAATAATTCTTTAAAATGTACAATAAAATATCTGCCTTGTTTGTGTAAAATGTGACAAGACTGATAGAGTTTTTGATCTTTTCTTGAAGCTACACCAATTCTAGTTAGTGTTTCTCTAATCTTCAGAAAATCGTCAGGTTCGTTAAGTGTGATCTCTAGCATTGTAGCTGCTGACCATGAGACTTCTATGTTATTATTTTCGTTTTCCACCTTTATAAATCCTATTTTTCAATTCGTTAATATCTTCATCATTAAACAATGATAATACGGATTTAGCTTTTTCGTCGCTATATCCATAATATTCTTTAATAACCTCAAGATTCTCTAGTTCATTTGCTTTTAACCATTTTGAGAATCTTTTTTTCTTCTTAACTATATTTATAAGAAAATCAAATTGAAGACGACTATCGAGATGATGATTGATATTCATCTCGTTAGCCATCAGAACCGTATCTGCAAAATACGATAGACCACGATTTACCATAAAAGCATTGTAATCTTTTTCGGCAATATCATCTACCATAATATCTTTTTTAGAAGTATTGATTGCATTTAAGTAATCAAACGGATTCATTTTTCTGTTCCTTTATATAATCTTCAGCTGCTAGAAAAAAGTGAAATGTTTTTTCTTTTACAACAATATTTTGTTCATTGTAACATACAGCTCGCCATTTTTGAGTGTCACCTTCAAAGTGAACTTTTACTATTTCCCATCTCATTTAAATTGGACTCCTGCCATGACTTCTGTTAAACACGCGACAGTATTCAATTCATGATCGGCTACAAATGAGTTTTTATATTGGTAATCAGCCAGAATTAAGACAGCTTGTGGAACCGATGCTGGTTCAATATAGTCTGTCATATTATCATAAATCTTACGATAAATTGCAGATGGTTCTGAATCAATATTATTTGCAACCCATTGTCGCATTCCCTTAAAGTTTTTTTGTTTAAGATGTATCATTAAATCGTTTAATGAAATTTCAGATAGTGAAACCAAAATGCCTGAGTCAATAACACCCGACGTTGAATATCTTTGTAATTCATTTAGAACTTTACGCCAATCTGGCATGTGCTTCATAATTAATTCAGCCAATACTTGATCATCATATTTAATTTGTTCTTGTTTTAGAATATACCCACATCTTTCTAGAAACTGCATACATAGTTTAGCTGATTGAGCTTTTGAAATATTAAATTCAATTGTTGTACAACGAGAATGTAGTGGTTCGATAATTCGATTTTTAAAGTTACATGTTAGGATAAATCTACAGTTAGCTGAAAACTCTTCAATAAATCCACGCAAAGCTGGTTGAGTAGATTGTGAGTTTAAATAATCCGCTTCGTCTAGGATAACTACTTTGTAGCCTCCTTGGAGTGATATCGACGAAGCGAATTGTTTGATCTTATTTCTTAATGTGTCGATACCTGATTCTTCTGAACCATTGATTAGTAAATAATCCAAGTTAAGTTCGTTACATAAAGCTTTTGCGACAGTTGTTTTACCTAGACCGGCTGTACCAGTCAGAAGCATATTGTGTAGTTCACCTCCCTTAACAATATCTTCAAATGTTTTTTTAATGTGTTCAGGTAAAACGCAATCTGAAATCTTTTGTGGACGATATTTTTCAACCCATAGAAATTCGTTCATTATAGTACCTCCCATCCAAGTACAGTTTCTACACGGAAAGACCTCCATGCGTCTTTATCAAGAGCCCAAACAGCAACATGATCAGTATCTGGATTGACACTTTCAATAACGGTATTGACACCATTTGCTTTTAGAACGATTGGATTTAATGTACATGGCATGACTCGTATTTCGTCAGAGTCAATTTTTTGGAAGGTAACAGTTACTGTTCCTTTTTGTAGTGCTTCAATTAAGCGTGATAATTCATTGCGATCCATAATATAATTCCTCAATATAATAAAAAATATGCGAGGGAATTTCACCCTCGCGAATAAGAAGTTTAATTAACTTCTTCAGCTTCTACCTGTTCTGGTAGATCGTCACCAGCTGGTGCTTCTGGAACTGCGCCTTCAGGTGCTTCACCTTTAGGAGCTGCAGCATTTAGGAATGCTACTACTCTGTTCCTTAAACCGCCAACGGCTTCGAGTTCCTGACCTTCGAAACCACCACGTCTTGATACGATATCAATGATTTGTACCATAGTTGCGATGTCTTGAAGACTCAGTTGTGGAGCTTCTTGCTCCTCTGCACCTTCAGGTGCCATTACTTCTTCAGTCATTTTCTTCTCCTTTGCAAAGTTTTTAGACTAATTGAGAAACACCTACCCCATGTAGCATGTTTCATATTATCCCCATAATAATATGAGAATACTTACTGTGCATAATATATTTATACACCGTATTTCGACGATTTTTCCAAAGCAATAAAATATTCAACTGGAATATTATTATTTTTCCAGTTAGAAATAAGCCTTGAAGAAATCGAAACTTTATAATCGCCTGGTAGCATTTTTAAATTTGAAATACTAAAGACGTAATCAAATGTTTCAGTTGATGTTGTTTCCAACGTAATATCGAATGTATTAGCAGTAGCATCTTTTTCATCAAATACTTTTGCTGTAATTTCGCCATTATCACAACTAAACATTAATTCAGTATGACCAAGAACTGCAGCAGCTTTTTTGATTTTATCAAGATCATCGCCCGATAAATCAAAATTAACTTCGCATTCTGGCATATTAATATCCTTACTTGGTTGAGTAAGAATATCGAGTTCAGAATAATAGTATCTTACCTTTGTTGAATTTGGCTTTTTAACTCCGCCTGCATTATTTGAAATAAGTATTGACTTATCTTCAAAGGTTAAAACAGGAGCATCAACAAGATTCATAACAGATAAGAACTCATTGAGATCATATACACCAAATTCATTACCAAATGTTTCATCAATTTGAGCTTTTGCCATAATGGTTTTAGCTTCAGAAATCGTTGAAAGAGCTTGGCCTGGTTTAAATACTAGATTCGCATTAATACCCGCAAAGTTTTTGAGGATATTAACAGTGTTTTCAGATAATTGCATAATATTTTTCCTTATTCTTCATTTTCTTCATCATGTACGTGTAGTGCAATGATAGCGTAGTGTAGTATCTTTAATAGATCTTTTCTATTATAACCTTCTTTTTTGCCGTACCTTTGCGTATACTTTAGTACATTACCTAAAGCGAAACCCATGCCATGACCACAATCAATAATAAATTCAGTTGACTGAAATTTACTTTTGCTGTAGTGACCACCATAGGTTGCACTAACATAATTTAGGAGCTCTTCAATAAGAGCTCCCTCATTAAACTTAAAATTCACTTGTTGTTTCTTCGCCATTATTCTCCTCATTATCAATAGCACCTGAATCTACTTTTGTGTATAGATCCAAGAATGCTTCTTTAGTATCGTCATCAAACCTTGCGATACACAATTCAATTGCTTTCAACTTATTTTTAAAGATTGAGAAAGACTGAACAATATGACAGAGCCTTCTGGTTGAAACAACTTCATCGACACCATCATCATAGAATGTCTTTCTAATAATGTCAGCCCATGTAACTAGTTTTTCAGCAAAGTCATTATCAACTTCACCATATTTTTCCATGTGGTTCACAACAATCTTTGTTTCGATTGATGGTGATGGAAACTTTTGATCTACAGCAATTGTAAACCTTTCAAGGAATGCTTCATCAATAATTGAAGCTGCTGTAAACCTACCATCATCAGAACCTTTACCTTTTGTGTTTGCAGTAGCGATTACGTTGAATCCTGGCGCTGGAGATATTGTTTCACCCGTTTTTTTAACAAGTACAGGTTTACCTTCCAATATACCTTGTAAACACATAATTTTATTTGTAGCTCTATCAATTTCATCAAGCAATAAGACCGCACCGTTTTCCATAGCTTTAAGAACCGGCCCTTTGCTAAATACTGTTTCTCCATCGATTAATCTGAAGCCCCCTAGTAAATCATCTTCATCTGTTTCTGGGTTAATTTGAACCCTGATGAATTCTTTGTTTAGTTTTGAACATGCCTGTTCTACCATAAAAGTTTTACCGTTACCAGATAATCCTGAAATATAAACAGGATAGAACATACCTGATTTAACTACTTTTACAATATCGTGAAATGCACCCCATGGTACAAATGTTGGATCCGCTTTTGCGAATGTTTTTTCTTCGTTTACAATCGATTGCATTTTAGCAACTGATCCTTTTGGTAAATCAACCACATTAGATTCGTATGGTTGGATAAGTGCGCTAAGATCGTATGTACCAATCTTGACTCTATTGTCAGCGGTAATAAGATCTTTCCAGTCTTTACCGGTATAACCCAGGGATTTACCAGTAGTTTCAATAATGTTTTTCCTGAACTGAGTTGTGTCAGGAAAGTTCTTGGCCAATTCTTCCAAGATTTTTTGTGTTGAAATTTTCAATTCATTCATAATATAATCACTCCGTTATCATCAAATATAGGTATATTATACCATAGTCTCGAGCTATTGTAAACAGTTTTTTGAAAAAAAGTTGCATTTTTTTCAACTTTTTTAAGCAACCGCAGCTCCAAATTTGGTCATTAATACCTTGTTTAGTTTTTTACTCTTTGAGTATTTTTTAAATGCATTACCAATTTGACCTTTGGTTGCATCGTTATTTACATCAAAATCATCAGCAGCTGTATCTAGGTTCTTACTACCTTTTACAAGGTAGAAATCATCATATCCACCAAAGTTTTTTACAGACACACACTTGTTTTTTCTGTATTCTTTTGTAGTTTCTGGTTTATATTCATACCAATCTAAACCTTTTTCATGAGATATAGTTCCAAGTTTGTGATTCCAATGGTGATTATCATCAGCCATAAAGAATCCAATATTGTTTACACCATATCTTTTTTTAAGGCTTTTCAATAAAGAACCAGTTAACTTTCTTCTGCTGGCAGCCTCAACCGGCTTTCCATCAATGTAAATCTGAATTGAAGAATAATCAGTTGTGAATCTGTTATCTTCGAACTTTGGATCTTGCATAACTCTCATTCCATTTGCATCACCATCAGTAAATGTTATTAAATTCATTTTTTCAATGTTATGCTTTGTTTTAAACTTTTTAATAAGTTTATGCGTAACAACCAATGCTTGATTTAATGGTGTAGAACCCCAACCTTCTTCATTAGCTAAAAACTGTTCAAAAGTCCATTGACCTTTAATTCTTCCATACATATAAAATAGTGATTCTTCAAAATCTTTTTTACTTAAGCTCGATGAACAAATTTGTGGCATTGAAATTCCGTCTAGTTCGATATCACCATCTTTATAATAACGCCAAAAATCATCTAGCTTATGATTTGTTGATGTAAACCCATAAACCTCGAATGGAATATTGACAGCTTTACAAAATAAAATCGTATGAAGTAATTGATCCATAACATAAGGCATTGAACTAGACATTGATCCAGAAAAATCAATAATCATCATCATACCATGATTTTTTGAATCAGCTAATTTTGTTGTTCTTAAAAATATATCATCATTTGTTTTATATGACCACAACTTATTAACGTCTAAATTGCCTGTTTTAGATGTTGCTGCTTTTTGCCATTGAGTGGCGGCTTTTCTTTGTTCGAATTCTTTTACAGCGAATTGAATATTCTTTTTGATATTCTTCATTGCAGCTGGAAAATCTCTTTTAGCTGAAGCATATGCTTCCATTGCAGATTCATAATAATAATCAGCATTAGAGTTTTGCAAATTATCATATTTTTTCGCTCTTAAAGATTGTAATTCTTTATAATCATAAACAATTTTATCTAATTGTCCTGTGATGTTATCCCTAGCAATTGTAGGTTGACTACCATTTGGTTTATGAATTAAATCTTTTTCTTTACTTCTAAAAACTTGATCAGTTACAGAAACATCTTCACTATGTATTGGTTCAGGTGAAGCGATTGTTTGATCGAAATCATCTTCATCGCCTTCACCGTCACCATTTTCTTCTGTGTTACTTGTATTCTCATCATAGTTTTGTTTATCTGATTCTAAATCATCATGGCCACCCGATGTAGGGTCATCATTTTGAGAGTCCTCAGATTCTGGCTGATCAACATCTTCCATTTGTGGAGGTGTCATCAAATCCGGTTGATTCTCTTTAGTGTATGCTAAGATATCTTTTACTAATTGTAAAACTTCAGCAAAATCATCAGTAGACATTGCTCTATCCATAAATACTTGTTCATCTGAATTAAATGGTACATCTAATAGATTACCAATCTTAGCTTTTAAATTAATCTTGTCAATTAGTTTTACTTCACTCCAATCAACATCAGATAAATCACCAAAAAACTTTTGATCAAATAATTTTTTATAGCCTCTTGAAAACGGACCAACTAGACCTGGATATCTAGCTTTTACTTTTCTTTCAATTCTGGCGTCTTCAACTACATTAATATAAGACCTTGGGCAACCCTCTAGTTTTTCTGGGCTATCATGCCAACCTTCAAATGGTGTTTCAAGTGCATGGCCAACTTCGTGACCAATTAAAAGGTCATATACATCTTTACCCATATCTTCCCATACAGGTAAACCTAAAATTCTGTTTTTGATATCAAACCATGCAGTCTTGTAATTACCGTGTTGGATTGTAATATTCTCTTTAGCTAATAATTTTGGTAACTGCATTCTGTAAACTCCTTATCAATATATGTATATTATACCACCGT